ATATAACTCTTATATATAGTGCTACCCTATTTATTTTAGTGGTTACTTTGTGAAAAAAGGCTTGAAACCCTGTGGTAGTAGGGGTTGGGAGGTACCCACTCTATAAATCACAAATGGTTACCTTCGAAAAATTGGAGGTGGAAATTAGAATTGAACACGATAATTGAAAAAATACAAGGCCTTTTGGCTCATAAAGCGAAAGCCGATGCTCTACCAGCAGAAACTAAGCTGAAATATGTTGAAGCTTATAACCAAGTCGTTGCTGGGATCGCTGGACACTACTTAGATTTTCTCATGTTAGATAATTTTAATTTTGTAAACACGCCCGATATCGATCCATTGATAACTTGGGACTATGAAATCAACTCAGAGATCTTGTCGATCACGCTTAAGGACATGGCCCAGAAGTACGAGAACAAGAAGGCTTACGTTGAGTGGATGTGTAAGAGCTTAATTCCGGAAGTGGATGTCAGTTTTCGTGAGAAAGACCAGGGGCGATTCGGTAAGTGTATTCAGGCAGCTATGCAACAAATTAAGAATGTTTAGGGAGGAATATAACGTGATTAAAGAATTTGAGAAAAAGGTAAAAGGGTATTGGAAAAATACACCCGCAGTTGTGATAGTCAAGGAGATCAAGCGAAGGTCAGAACTTCCTAAGTGGGAGGATTGCCCCAAAGATCACATATATGTTGGAGTTTCAAGGCGTAAGTACGGAGACAAGGTTACGATAGTTAAACACAAGATGGAAATGATACTTACGACAAAAAAGTGTACTGTCGAGGATCTCACTGCTAAGGAACATTATTTTCTTGGGGTTATTCCTCCTTTTGCTAGTATGATATGTGTCAAATGCGGAGAATTTAGCACTCGAATGAATATTGGATGTATCTGTCAGGACTGCACTGAGAGGAGCAAAGAACGTGATTAAGAATAACTGCTATCAAGGTGGCTGCGTACATTGCCCAGTCTGTGGATGGAGCGCTTGCGGATAAGGAGGAGATTCCGATGGGTAGAATGCCTAATTGGTCAGCGTCTGAACTAGATTACCTCGAGGAAAAATGGGGACTGATATCAATCCCAACGATCGCTAATCATCTCGGTAAATCATTAAATGCAGTTAAGCTAAAAGCCGGTCGATCCGGACTCGGACGGCACATCCACAGTGGCGAATACATCACGTTCAATCAGTTAGTAGTCGCGTTAGGCAAATCATTCAGTCAGATTAAGGCACGCTGGATTCCGAGGGGTTTACCCATCAAGCATAAGAAATCAGTCACTAAATCCTTTAAGATCATCTACATCAAGGACTTTTGGGAATGGGCAGAACAACACAAAGACCTCTTGGAGTTTTCAACGTTCGAAGTGAATGCGCTAGGTGAGGAGCCGGAGTGGGTCAAGGAAAAACGTAAGGCCGACTTCTACGCTGCAAAATACATTACGACTCCCTGGACAGAGGATGAGGATAACCGGCTAATCTATATGTTGAATGCCTTTCGATATGGGTACCGTGAAATATCTGTGGATTTAAAACGAACTGAGGGCGCAATTAAGCGCCGAATGATTGACCTTAAACTAATGCAGAGGCCGATCAAAGCGGAGAATCATACTCTTTGGACTGAGGCAGAGGTGCGCACGTTGGTTAATCTACGTAGCAAGGGATACGGATATGAGGTCATCGCTGAAAAGTTGGGCACCAGATCGGCCTTAGCGATCAGGGGCAAGGTTGAGAGGTTAGTCCTAGATAAGGCCAGGGATATGCAGGATAGAATGCGGATTATGTGCGAGGCGCTGGATACGAAGAGGGGGAGTGTGGCGAGATGATGAAGTGTAAAGGTAGATCCTGTTCCAATCCAGAGATTAAGACACCGTATGACGTGGGGAACTGCAAAAAAACGATCTCGAGTAATTATCCTGCGTGGAATAGAAAATGCTTTTATCAGAGAGGGCAAGTAGGCGCAAGGGTATTAAATATTCTCCTAGATGTAATGGTCATATCATTAGCAGGAGTTAGTATTGCACTCTTTATGCTCAATAATGTTGCGGACTCTATTTACTTTACAGTCGTGGCGGTACTGATTAATTCGAGAGGACTGAGAGTATGAAATGCCCTTCTGAAATCCGAGTCTGTCCCAATGGATGGACCGATTGCTCACTTTGTGCTCACCTCAAGGCGTGCGAAGCCGGGACATATACAGCAGAATTAGAATCTCCCGAACTGGAGACTGATCTGGGTATTATTATTACTGAGGTTACCGAACCCGTTGTGCAGGCCGAGGTCGTTGAATCAGACGCTAGTATCAGAGGAACGTGGGCATCTAGGCTTAATGCTATGACAGAGGCTGAACGATGGGCAGAGTATCGGAAGTATCATCCACCAAGTTTGCACGATAAGGAAGCTATACCCCTTGACGGACCAAGTGCACCTGGGGGAGGAGGGCATTGTAAGGTTCCTCCAAAGCCACCTTACAAAATGCCAGAATATCTTAAAACTTGGGGCAATTAACTGTTGCTAATCATTGACAATATGTGGTATACTTGACTCAATACGTACGCCCTGCTGACAGTGAAAGCGGGGCTACTTTTATGCTCAATCAGGCGTTCCGGAAGGAGCGTCTTTTCTTATGTCCAAAAAGAGGGGATTGCAGTGGAGAACCCTAAGTGTTGGCATTATAACCCAATAAATAAACAGGATAAGGCTAGTTGTCCAAACTGCACTTACTGGGGCTGGACGAAATGCAAGGACGAGGTATTACTGATGGCTAGGTTTAAAGAAACCGAGAACCTCATGCGTCATGATGCCTATCGCCGTGATCATGGAGGTATTAGGCAGACGAGGCGGGGGTAATCAGCTCAGCACGTTGGAGGTGGTGACATGTAGTAATGGACTGGATAGCGATACGCAAAGAGTATGAATCCACTGAAATAAACTTAATTGATTTAGCTGTAAAGTACGGCTTGAAATATAACACTGTTAAGAGTCGAAGCAAGAGGGGCAAGTGGAAAAAAGGTGCACCTTTAGATGCACCCGAAAAGGTGCAAGGTGCACGCAAGGGTAAAGCACCGAAGCGAGAACCGAAAATAAGAATAGTTGTAAATAATAAGGAAATAGAAGCCGACGAAAGCCTCGATCTCACCGAGAAACAAAGGCTTTTCTGTTTGTATTTTGTGAAGTATTGGAGTGCTACTAAGGCATATCAGAAGGCATACGAATGTGGATATAATACTGCAAATGCTGAAGGGTATAAGCATATTGTAAAACCTTGTGTAAAAAAAGAGATCGATCGGCTAAAGCTAAATATTAGGGAAGGCATTGGCCTAGAGGTTATGGCGGTACTGCAGAAGTATATAGATATTGCATTTACTGACATAACCGACTACCTGGACTTTGGACAAAGAGATGTTCCGGTCATGAATATGTATGGTCCAGTCTACGAGGGTAAGGGGAAAGACAAGAAAGCAGTCTTAAAAACTGTAAACTTTGTTGACTTTAAGCCAAGTTCAGAGATCGACGGCACCTTGATAAGCGAGGTCAAGCAGGGTAAGGACGGGGTGAGTATTAAGCTTCACGACAAAATGAAGGCCCTAGAAAAATTGGAACTGTACCTCGACCTCCTACCCGATAAACACAAACGTCGAATCGAAGACGAAAAGCTCAAACTCGATCAGGCCAGGTTCGACTTTGAGAAGAAAAAGGTCGACGATTCAGATGAAGAAACGCCTGACGACGGATTCATGGAAGCGTTAGATGGCAAAAGTGACGAGGCATGGAACGAATTCGAGGACGTTTCAAACGACCACGGGAGAGAAGACGATGAGCGTTAAACAAGCGTCTTTCAAGTTTAAGGCCTTTTCCAAAAAGCAGCTCCAAGTCCTGACCTGGTGGATGCCGAAATCGCCTGTCAAAGACAAGGACGCGATAATCTGCGACGGATCGGTTCGTGCAGGAAAAACCGTGGTTATGTCTCTTTCTTATGTCATTTGGGCCATGGAAACGTTTAACGGAGTAAACCTTGGAATCTCAGGCAAGACCATTGGTTCACTCAGGCGTAATGTAATCACACCGCTCAAGGTAATACTCAAGGGTCGAGGGTATAAGGTCAAGGATCATCGGGCAGACAATTATCTTACGATAAGCTACAAAGGTCGTAGCAACGAATTCTATATCTTCGGTGGAAAAGACGAGAGCAGTCAAGACTTAATCCAGGGCATAACGCTTGCTGGAATGTTCTTCGACGAAGTGGCGCTAATGCCTGAGTCGTTCGTTAATCAAGCCACTGCCCGTTGCTCTGTGGATGGTGCAAAGCTTTGGTTCAACTGCAACCCTGAGGGGCCCTATCACTGGTTCAAGGTAGAGTGGATCGATAAACTTGAAGAAAAGAACGCCGTCCACCTACACTTCACAATGGACGATAATCTTTCGCTCAGTGAACGAGTAAGGGATCGGTACCGCCGGATGTATACCGGCATATTCTTTAAGAGATATATCCTGGGGCTGTGGGTGCTTGCTGAGGGTGTTATCTATGACATGTTTAAAGATGATGTTCACGAGATTAAGAAGTTACCCGAAGGATTCGAAAAATACTATGTAGGTGTGGACTATGGAACGAGTAATCCATGTGTGTTTCTCTTGATTGGCGTTAAGGACGGCAAGTACTATGTAGTCAAAGAATATTATTACGATAGCCACATTACAGGCCGACAGAAAACCGATGGGGAGTACTCCCGAGACTTCCAAGAATTTATCAAAGGGATAGCTGTTTCAGGAATATTCATTGATCCTTCCGCAGCGTCCTTCATAAACCAACTTAGGAAAGACCAAGTTGCAAATGTCATGGAAGCTGATAATAGCGTACTTAATGGAATACGCACCGTCAGTACGACATTAAGCAACTTGGCCTTATTTGTTTACCGTGAGTGCAAGAACACCTTGGCTGAATTCGCTAGTTACACTTGGGACGAGAAAGCTCAACAAAAAGGAGAAGACAAGCCGATTAAAAAGTTCGATCACGCGATGGATGCCTTAAGGTACGTGATATTCGCAATTATGAGCTACGCTGAACCAAGGGCTGAAGCTCAAGTTACAACCTATGAGGATATCCTTAACGCCGATTATAGTGATCTTTTTTAGGAGGAGGTGAGACTTTGGGCTGGTTTAAAAACACCATGAATAATATAACCCAAAAATTCGTTGACTTACTTCCTGATCGTGGAGGCAAGGCATCGACAGAAGACAACTCCCTAGTAATAAAGACATCTCCGACCATATGGGAATACGAGATGTTTCGGCTGGAATGGGACCGACGGACTATGCTCCGAGAGATTGACCTAATGATGCGATCGGATACACGGATCAAGCGGGCTAACAAGGTTCTGGCAGCAACAACAGTGCGGCGAGGGATAACAGTAACAGTAACCAGCGAGACCAGTGATGACATGGCTTCCCGAGCACAAGAGGTAATCAACGAACTTATGAGAGATTGCCAAATCAACGCCAAGCTGCCGAGCTGGGCCAGGATACTACCGAAAGAAGGCGACTTATTCCTAAATCCAATCGTCGACCTTAAAGAACGCAAGATCAAGAACATAAAACGGCTTCCGGCCATAACGATGCAGCGTAACGATGACATGACGGGAAACTTCCCGGACGTAAATAAAGCATTTCAACAAATCGACCCAATATCACTGCAAGTCCTGGGGGAATTTCCACTCTGGGCGATCAACCACATCCGATATGACCATGAAGAGGGAGACCGCTACGGACAGAGCCAATACTTAGCATGCCGGGGATACTGGCGCAAGCTGAATATGACAGAAGAGGACTTGGTAGTTCGGAGACGGACCAGGGCGCCGCAGCGGAGACTCCATAGCATAGGCACCAAGGACAATCCACAAAACTGGACGGAAGTCGAAAAATATAAAGACACAAACAAGCTCACGCCAAAGACGGCCCAGATAACCACTGATTATTACAGTAATGGATTGACCGATATTAAGACCCTAGACGGAGACGCACACCTGGACGAGATCGATGACGTCAGGCACTTGCAGGAAGTTTACATGATCGGAACAGCGGTCCCGCTGCACATTTTAGGTTTTGGACAGAACGTAAACAGGGACATCGTAGAGGACCAACGGTCTCAGTTCAAAGAGGATACACAAGAGCTACGAGGCTTATTAGAAAATGGAGACTCATCACCCTATAGCGGGCTGCGCTTCATTTTTGATTTTGCGCTTTCCCTTCAAGGGATAAACCCTCTCCTAGTAGATTACAACGTCCGCTGGTTCGATGATGACAATGAGACAGCCAACGATCGAGTGGAGCGCGTAGTTAAGCTAAGAGCGACACAACCTGATCCCCTCTTAAGCAGAAAGACGGCACTAACCGTAATTAGTAAAGACGTCGGGCTTGAGGGCGAGGCAGCCATCGAGGCCGAGCTAGAGGCCATAAGGCTAGAGTTGGAAGAGGATCGTCAGGAGCAGCTAGTCATGCAAGCCACCGTCAACCCGTCAAATCCATCGACCAGTCCACTGAGCAAGGTGCCACTCACAGATACGATCGACGTAAAAAAAAAGCTCAAATCGTTCTTTCCTCTACACGGGGCGAAGGCCGCTAAGATAGAGGCGGGATTTGTAGTCAAGATTCGCAAACTTTACGGCAAAGTTCTAGCCGACATGGAACCGGACCTGGAGGCAGCCATCAATAAGATCGAGACCTTGCGAGGTAGCGTATACACCGACGCCGTCCAGCCACCACCGCTGGCGATTCAACACATTACTGACCTGTTTGACAAGGCATGGGTGGATCACCAGGATGGATTTGTGGACGCCTTCTTCCAACTATACGAGACGGCTGCCGGTTATGCTCGGTCCAATGTAGCGAAGCAAGTCAAGATCGAGGTCGCGACCGACTTTATAAACCCAGACATTACTCACTATTTCCAGACTCAGAGTAGCGTGCGAGTGACCAAGATCAACGCTACGACGCGTAAAGCACTGCAGGACCAAATGGCGGCAGCCTACCGCGGCCAAGAGAACATGGCCGATACGATTCGTCGAATCCGGTCTGTGGTAAACTGCGACTCACCAGTAGGGCGCGCCGAAATGATCGCCCGCACAGAACTAGCCTTTGCATACTCTAAGGGCCTAACGGCGACATATAGGGAGGTCGGTGTTCATCGTTTAGAATGGCGGGCCGTCATGGATGCTAGAACATGCCCGATCTGCAGTGGTAACAACGGTGAAGTATTCACGATTGACGAAATAGAAGCAAGCCTGCCAGCGCATCCGCGGTGCCGGTGCACGGTGGTCGAGGCAAGCTAAAGTCACATATGAAATCAAAGTAAACATGGAAAGGTGGTGGTGCAAATTGTAATCGCACCATTCAATCGAACCCCAGGGCAAACGACCAAGAGAAAGGAGTGAGCCGATGGCCAAGCTGAGGGAAATAATAGCCTCTGCCAAAACAGGATCCGTAAACCATGATATGTCGCACTTACTAACTATAACACCGGAGATAATAACGGACGCCGCAAAAACGGATGATGGACCGATGAAAGTGCGCTGGCGTGGAACAAAGGTAAATGTCATCAATGACAACAATCGCCTATACCCAGATACAGTCATGACGGATGGCATCCAACGATCAATCGAAGCCTATATCAAGCCAGGTAAAATGGTCGGAGAGAATCCACACCCAAAGGCATTGAAGGCGGTCAATAGCAACAAAGTGATCTTCGATAGCAAGCTCGAAAATTCAGTCCTTAAGGGCACCGACCTATTCATGAAGGATGGCGAGGTTTTCCTTGATTCTGTAATACTGGATACGGCCAAGGGAAAGGACCTCAAGGCACTAATTAAGCAAGGCGTACCAGTCGGAATAAGTATGCGCGCCCTTGGGACATCGATAAGAAAATCCATAAATGGCGTAATGGTCGATGTGGCCACTTCTCTGGACATACAGAGCTTCGATGTGGTGGCGAATCCAGCCACAGATGGATGCGGGGTCGTTCAGATTCTGACAGACGCCCAAATGACCGCAATTCTTGATTCAGAGGCCGTCGAAGATAGCGTCCAAATAGGGGATCAAACCTGTCCTTCTTGCAGTTGTACACTGGAACCAAAAGACGGAGACAACGACGGAGACGTTGATTTCTATGAGTGCCCAAAGTGTAAGGGTATTTTCATCTCCGATACAGCCCTTACATCGACGACGACGGCAACTGCTGACCTACGCCTAGTTAATCCCGGCAACTATGAACGGTACGACCTGGCTAGGCAGTATATAGCCACCCGCCAATTGGTAGGAGCAGGGAGCAGCATGACTGACTCTCAACATAAAGGGGGAATGACCGAAGTGTTCAAACCTGAAGATTTAATGGAAGCCCTAAAGGATCCCAATGTACGTGCAGCCTTCGCTGCGGTAGCAGCAGAAACAGCCAAGCCGGCACTTGACGCATTGGCCGTCCAACAAGCAGCAGAAACAGCGTCCAAACAAGCAACAGTGGCAAAGGCCGAAGTTAAGACATTCATGGACGAGAAGATCGGGACCTTAAAAGGCAAGATGGATGAAAAGTCTGTAAAGGCAATTACAGATGCAGTCACGCAGGCTGAACCCGCCACCAAGGAAGCCGCAGGAATCATGTTTGATGCTATTCTGAAAGCATTCAGCGATTCGACTGCCGCAACATTACTGGCCGGCGTAGGATTCAACGGGCAACAGAGCGAGGCCGGACACACTCGACTTGAGGGCGTACACGAACCAAAGCCATGGAAGCCTATGGTTGATGCAATTACAAAGGCGTTCGACGAGTACGGGGTGCAATTCGGAAAGACGGTGGATCCGAGCCTTCGGAAAGAGAACCAGAAATTTGTAGACAAAATCCTTACTCGCTACGAGCAAGAGGTCGGCGTTAAAGTTCTAGCCGACAGCGTCCAGGGATTTGAGAATCTTATGTCAGACAGTGTGAGCGTCACCACGTCACAGCTTTTGAATCAGCCCACCATTCTGACAGCAGTATTAGTACAAGCATTCCAGGACGTCGAGAGCTTGCAATTTATGATGGCTGACACATTCGGCGGCACAGAGTGGAGGATCCCAGTGGAGACCTTCACGAGCGCAGCGACGATGAATACCGCAACTGGCCTCTTAGACATTCTCGTACCAGAGGGCAACGGAATCCCAGAGAGCGCTATCAACTTGGCATGGCAATCTTACCAGCCCGACTGGAGGCGCAACGCGGTCAGCTTGACCACAGATGTCGTCCGCCAATTAGGTGATGGACCTGCCCGATACGAGTCGATCGCCAGGGCCATCTATCATATCGGCGAGGACAAACGCCGGAAGCTGGACAACGCTGCTTATTACGAAATGATTCTGGCGTCCGATGAATACGCCGCTCTGGTAGTTGGTGAAGCCGGCGAGACTACGTTAACCGGTGCCCTAGTAGCCGTTTCCAATGGAACTAACGTAACAAAGAAATATAACCTCCTCGGAGGCGGAGCGCTCTCAGCTACCGCAGGCAAAAACCCCGTCGTCCGTCCACGTTCCAAAAAGCAACTGCAGTCCGACGGATCGATTGCTACAGTAGTTACAAACACCTTCGGGGTCACGGTGCCGGGACTACAAACCCAGGTTCTAGGTTACCTCGATGCGAGCGGAAACATTGCCGGAGCAGGCGCAACCTATGCTGTCGATTGGGAAAACGGTATCGCCTTCTTCAACGCTGCGTCCGCAGTAGCAGACCCAGCAAACCTCCCAACTTTCAAATACAGCGCCGTAACCAACTACGACTCTTGGAGCCTGACAGTTCCAGGTGGTACCCGCCCAGAGGACTACTACAACACCTTACTGCAACAAATCAGCAGAACTGTCGCCTTGATGGGCAGCAGCCCACGCTTCAAAAAGCCAAATCTTGGCCTTTTCAGTCTGAACGCTGCAACCTACATCGAGAATGCTCAAATGTTCTACAAATTAGCCCAGCCGGATGGCACACGCCTCATCACTACGGGGAACTATTTTGGTGAGCGCGCAGGGTGTAACTTCGCGAAACTCAATGCACCTTGGTCAGTTGGAGACGGACGGATGCTGCTCACCCAAAAGGGCGCAACCAAGTATGGTGTGGAAACTCCGTACCAAATCGAAGGGCCTTATCCAAAGTACGACACGAACGGCCAGATTATCGACGCCAAAGTATGGTATGGCCGCGAGAACAGCGTCCTATGCACGCCACAAGTAACCGACGCAACTGGCAAGGTTATCAACCCTGTAAGCCGAACCATCAAGTTCACAGCGTAATCTTAAACAATAACAAGCACACAGACATTAGACAGCCCTGGTTCGCGCCGGGGCCACTAATATATCAGGAGAAAACGAGGAAGTGAGCAAACGATGCAAAACACAGGGGCGCCTTTTTTTCATCCGGTGACGCACACGTTGATAGCTACCAGAGCATTTTATCAGGGCGCGGCGCACTTAGACCATGAGGACGTAGAACCGTCTGACACGGAGGGGAACAGCCAGCCACCAGGGGACTCAGGAACCGCGTCAGCCATGACTAAGGCACAGAAGGCAGCAGCGCAGAAGGAAGCGGCAGCAGCGAAGGACACTGGGGCCAACAAGTAGGGGCGGTGAGAGCATGTCAGGATTAAAAGTGTCAATTAAAATGTCCGAAACTGAGCTATTCAAAGACCTAGTCGCGATCGTCAAGGATGCAATCGATGACGATCGGATTCCTACCGACGTAAGGAATGAGATGGAATCCAGAATTAAGACGATCATCGAAAGTAAAGGCAAGGAAGGGCCATGAGCGCCAAGATTACTGACCTGGTGATTCGACTGCGTAACCAGATACGAGACAATGGAGCGACGCAGGTATTCCCAGATATCGGCGGTGTGGAAGGAACCAGCCCAGAGCTACAGCAATTCGTCCAGGACTCACTCGGTACATACAGTAGGTGGCGGCCACGCCGGCGTTCAACGACACTGACATTGCAGCCTGGGACCAGAACTTACACGATGCCCGAGGATTGGATTACCGTAGACAGTGGATCATTCCAGGAGGCATGCCAACCAGCTCCGCTGCCGGATCCGGACGTCTACGCGCTGCCTTTCGTCTACACCTCGCAACCTTTGGGCGTTCAACTAAGTACGATTAATTTCAGATGGTACGACGACGACCAGCAGCTAACATTGAGTAGCGATCCGCTGCAGCCTTACACATTGACTTTCGATTACTACGCATACCATACGGCCGACACCAGCGGGAGCACGGTACCTGCACCACTTTTGTATTACGCACTTCTGCCAGCCGCCGAAAACGCGCTGAGAGCAATCGCGACAGATTACGCCGCCAAGCTGCAGAAATACAAGGTCGGAGGCAAGGCGGGATTCGAGGTCGACGACAGCAAGATCACAGAGAACTTGCTGAAAGAGGCAGAGAGCTACAGAACCATCTTTGAGAAGGAGATCATCCTCAAAGCATACGCGACGTCAGGAGGCGATGACCGGTGGCACTAGGAGATGATCGGTTCAGCGGGGCCACGCGAGATATGAGTCAACTTCTTGTAGCTCACGGCGTGACATTGCCAGTAAAGAGATACGTTGAAAGTCAAATAACCACGCGTAACATCTTCGGTACTCCACAGGGATATACACCGCAAGAATCCACAGCGAAAGTCCTAGTGGCTTACCAATACCTGGATGATCAAGGCATCGAGGCTGGTAGCAAACCGAAGGAAGTAGTTGTATTTCTATGTCCACTTGGAACATTGATCGAGCACGACGAGGTCACCTATGACGAGCATGTGTTCAAGATCAAAGAGGTAACGAAAGCGCCGATGGGCGGCACAGATCGGCTCGAAATGGCAACGGGCAGTAGGGTGGTAGAACCATGATCATAGACTTAAATGGGTTAATGGCTAAATTCGCCCAAGCTCCTAACCTAATCGATGCGGAAATGAAGATATCCATAAGCAAATGCACTAGGAAAGTCAGGGACACTGCTACAAAGAAGTTCGGGTCCTACCAACCATCGGTCGGAGGTTTCCCTGCATGGGCACAGCTTAAACCGGCCACTATTCGCCGAAAGGCCAAAGCGGGCGGCGGAGATGATCCACTAATCGGGCATTATACGGTCAAGAGCCGAAACCGCACACATGGGATGCCGCTCATGTCGAGTATCAGCGATTATGTAACCGACGGAGGATGGACAGGAGTAGTCGGAACGGACGACCCGATCGGCAAGCACCACGAGTACGGAGCTCCAAAAGCGAACATTCCACCAAGGCCATTCTTGCGGCCTGCACTATTCCAGGAGCAGGACTTTATACGCGTTGAAACAACGAATGCCATCGCGCGTTCATTCAGGCGGTTATAAGGGGGAAGGAAAACCGGTGAACCTACAGGACGAACCCTACAGAGTAATATGTGAGGCCTTGGAAACTGTCATGCTGGCCCAAAACCCGACGCTAAAGAGCGCAAAGATTGGATGGCCTGACGCGAAATTCACAAAGGTAGATGGCAATCTCCCTGCTGTATTCTTCTGGGAGGTTTCCGATACCGAGCACAGCGTCGTCAGTCGCCTAAACGTCCATAAGAGCACGACCAACCCGGACGGAACTGGGTACATTTTCACAGAGCAGGGAAGAGTATTTTACTTACTGCAGATCAGTCTTTTTACGAATACACCGGAGGACAGGTCGAGCATTGGATGGGCGATCATGCAATACTTGATTACAAACTACAGGCTAACCTTGGCCGACGGAGAGACGGCCACGTTTAAATATAAGGGCAAACACGACGCTCAGGGCGAAACCAATTACTATCAAAGGGATCTAACCTTTGAGGTATGGACACGCGTCCTAGACGCCACGCCAGCCCAGAAAGTAGCGACACTGAACCCAATTATAACATTCGACTAAAGAGAAAGGATGTGTGACTATGCCGATCGTTACCAGCATACTCGGCCAAGTTCTCGACGACGTTTATACGATTGAGACCAAAAGCCCACCGAATATCCAGGGGATCCAAGCAGGAATCGTCAAAATGGCTGGGACATTTACGAAGGGCATCCCGGGGGCCGTTTACACAATTAGCGATTATGCCAGCGCCGTGCGTTTGCTCGGACGTTCTATCGCCACAGTAGACGGACCAATTAACATGCAGGCATTGATTAACCAAAAAACTGGAGGAATATTGGTCGTGCCGGTATTCGGAAGTGCCGCAGTATCTGCAGCGGTCACTCTCCAGGACGCTACCGTCGGGAACGTTTTAACTTTGACCGCCGCCCAGGTTCACCCACAAGCTGGAGTGGTAGGCGAAATTCTCGGTACCGATGCCAACACCATGATAGCGGCGGTAGCCAACAGCTCGGGAACGACCTTCGATCTTTCCATTGCCTATGGCGGGACAGTGGAAAACTACAACGCCTTGACACTTGCCAACATGGTGGCCACAATCAACGCAGCCAGTAAGATCGCAATCGCCAGCTTACCGGCTTCGCCAAGTAGCAACTTGGCTAAGGCCGGGACTTTCAGCTTTGCGGGTGGAACTAATGGGACTGCGGTAGACGCCGACTTTGTCGGTACAGTAGATGGGAGCGGAAACAGGACCGGGCTGAAAGCACTTGAAGCAGTAATCGGAAATCTGGTTTTTGTGGCCAACCAATACAGCCCGGCAATCAACGCGGCCCTCGCTGTGCATGGCAATAACTATAATTGCATACCACTCACTTGTGCAGCTCCAAATTCCACTGTCACAGTAACCACGGCAGCCAATCTCAGCATTCAGGATAACGTCGCGTTTTGCGACGGATGGAGAACCATGTTCGATCCCGATACCGGCACCAATCGTAACATTGCACCGATGGCCCTAGTAGCTGGGATGGCTAGCCAAAAAGCAGTCTACAAATCATGGGGCAACAAATCCATATATGGCACACTGGCAGCGGTCACACCACGGAGCACTGACGACCTGGCGACATTGCAATCTGCCGGCGTCCTTTGCGTATGCGACAACATACCACGCGGCGGAGTAGGAACCAGGAGCGGCATTGCTGCCGACGGATCAGACCTGGTAACACGGCAAATGCGTTACTTCCTGGAACTTTCAGTCATGTCTTCGATGGGCTGGGCGGTTGACGAAATGCAATCCAGTGATCCGAAAGACCCGCTACGGAAGGGCATCAAGGCAAGTATTGATACATTCTTCTCACCGATGGCTGGCCCAGTGGATCCAGACAACAAGGCAATCGACAGCTATCTGACCATTTGCGATTTGAGTAACAACCCGCTCGACCAAATAGCTAAAGGAAAACTAAGCGTCAACGTAAAAGTAAGACTTCTCGGGATAGCCAAGGATATCATTATCAATGCCGACATCAGCCAGGGTACCATTACAACTAGCAGCCAAGCGGCTTAAGGAAGGAGGACCCACCATGAAACTTAAAATGAATCTCCAACTATTCGGCAAGGACCGGATCCTAGGCTCTGCGGCTACGATTGAAGTTTATGGGCCAAGCGGCCCAGTACCATATGGAGAGCTAGACAGCTTCGATGCCGAACCAGAGCATGAACTTAAGAAATTCCATCCACTCGGGCAACCAGAAGAACACGGACAGATGATTTATAAGGGCTACAAATTGAGCTTCAAGGGCGCAAAGGTGAATGGCGACTGGGATCAAATCCAGGCGGCCCAGGACGCAGCCCTTCTCGCAGGACAAGCTACTCCTAAATATCGGGTCACAGAGACCACGATTCTAACTGACGGAAGCGTCGAGACATACATCTATGACAACGCGATCCTCTATGGATTAAAAACCAACAAGGACAACGCGGAGGATGCAATCAAGCAGGAAATGTCTGGATGGGCGCCTAAACGCATTAAGGGTTAAGACACGCGACTAAATAATAAGTAGACAGGGGTGTAGCACAAAAAATGTTGCACCTTTCCGAAAATTAAGGAGGAAAACGAATCATGGCGGAGCAAGTAGAACGCGAAACTGAGATTGTAACTTTAAAGGACGGCCGAAAAGTAAAAATCATTGAACTGACAGGGCTGGACGAAATGATCGCAGGTAAAATAGCCGGAGACGAAATGAACACAGGTGGCGGCGTAATACAATACCATGCTATTCTCCACGCACTCTCAATCAAGGAGATAGATGGCGCCCCGGTTATCCGCCCGACCAACCTAACGGCGGCCCGTGCCTTGATGGTAAAATTCAGGATGAAAGACACCTCCCGAATTGCCAAGGCATTCTCGCGATTGAATGACGACATCGTAGAGACGAAGACGGAGGATGACCAGGGGGAAATATCAGCCGCCGAGCTAGACAGCTAACCAAGACGGCGGCCTTTATCCAGGCAATAGTTATCGCTGACGCAACGCGGGGCGGCATTCCCTATAACCAAGCGCTGGAAATGACCGCCGCAGAGCGCCGGGCAGCGATTGAAGTGATAAAGAAAATCCGAGAGCAACAGAAAAAGGCAATGGATAAAACCCCGAAATAAGAAAGGGGGAACCGATCGTGGGAATGCTTGATAAAGCATTCGAGGTAGCTGTTGTGTTTTCGGCCGTCGACAATATGACTAGGCCAATGCAAGCGATGGCCGGACAAATGGGTGTCTTGGACGAAAGAACTAAGGCATTGCAAACAAGAATGAATGGATTTAAAAACATGGCGTTTGTTGGTGGGGCACTGACGTTAGCTGGTGGAGCAATAGCAAAAGGCCTTTTTGATGCCGCAAATGCCGCCGGAGAATTACAAATGTCCCTAGCTGGTGTAAGGACAGCCCTATCCCTAAATAATGATGAATACGCGAAAGCTATTAAAATGGCACAAACCGTCGGCATCCCTACTATCTTCTCGGCAAACGATGTAGGAAGTATAATGCAGACTATGGCCACCTCTGGGCTAAATAAGAAACAGGTTATGGACCCGAATATCCTTAAGGAATATGTTAATTTTGCAGATGTCCAAGCCCAGATAAAAAAAGAAAATGCACCAGATGTCGTGGGGGCAGCAGTGAAGATGGCGCACCAATATCAGCTCTACACTTCAAGCCAAATCGCCCCATTTTTAAATGAGTTAAATGGGGCGCTTCTGCACTCAAGTAGCACAGCTGACGAGTTTGGTACAACATATAAGTACATTAGCGGTCAAGCAAGGACTATGGGGATGAGTTCGAGTGATACCCTATCAACCACAGCATGGCTAGACAGAATGGGGCTAGGAAGCGGAAAAGGTGGTACTAACTTTGCGGACTTCCTGAAACGGAGCATTTACGGATCGTCAGGCAAAAAAGCTGACAAATCCATGGAGGCAGCTGGCTTCGTTAAGGATGGGCACTCGGTATTTGAGGATGCAAAAGGCGCATTTGTGGGTATACCTGCAGCCGTGAAAATCATGCAAGACTTTGGGACTAGATTCAAGGGAAACTCAAACACTATGAGTCCTTTACTTAATAGTATTTTTGGTGCCCAGGGTGCAAGAGTAGCGATGATGATGACAAGTGGGGGTGCGTCTGAACAATACACCAACGTGCAAAAGCAGATCAGCGGAACAGACAATATCGACAAAACACAAGGAGACCTAAATAATACTTGGCAGGGTAAGACTAAACAATTCCAAACGACACTGGCTGATATTCAACAGGCATTCGGGCAGGGGGTAGAGTCTGGGTTCCTGCCATTTATTAATGGTTTAGATGAAATTCTGGCCAAAATACTCGAGTTCGAGCAAACACATCCGGAAATTGTTAAATGGATCGCCACATTTGCCTCTGTCGCTGCAGCGGCGCTTTTGATTGTGGGGCCAATATTGCTTATTACAGGAGTGTTAGGTTACCTGAGTACGTCTGGTATGGTTACGACGGGCTTTAAACTTATGGGGACTGCAATCAAAGGTGCGAGTACACCGATGTTATTATTAATTGCTACAGGATACTTACTATACCAAGCGTGGAAAAATGACTGGGGCGGCATCCGAGAAATAACAAAAGGGGTCGTAGATTGGATAAAGCAGGAGATGCCAAAGGCGATTAAGAACGTCAAAGACTTTGCCAAGGATCTAGGATTAATTGATGATAAAGGGAAACTTTCCGATGTTTTGGGTTGGCTGGCCAAAATAGCAGCGGCAGTTTATGTCGGTAAAAAGGCTTATGACACTATGAAATTGGCCGCCATTGCATTTAATCTAGTGTCGTCGGATAATCCATGGTTACTCACCTTAGCATTAATCGCCGCCGCGGTAATGCTTATCGTAACTAACTGGGATTCTGTCAAGAAAGCGATCAATGATGCCACAGTGGCGCTCAGGGACTTCTTCGGGGTAACATCCGGAGGGAAAACACCAGAGCAACAGACGATCCAGGCTTATACCAACTTTAATAGCCCCAATTACAAGCCATCAAACCCCAACGGAACACTTCAGCCACAAAACCCAGGAATAATTGGTAGCATAGGTAATGCATTGGGAAATTTCCGGAATTGGGTAAAAGGAAACGCTGCTGGAACCGATTACTGGTCTGGTGGATTATCACTGGTCGGAGAAAAAGGCCCAGAGATAGTCAACCTTCCGAGGGGTAGTCAAGTAATACCAAACCATCGGATAAATGACTACTTGGGCGGCGATCCATATTCCCAGGTGGTCGGCATGTCGCAAAGCGGTGGCGGAGAAAATGGAGGCCAAGGGGCGTCATTCGAGAAAGGCGCGATTACAGTTATCGCTGCGCCAGGTCAATCCGCCGACGATATAGCAGAGAGCGTAATGAAAAAGATATCTCGCAAATTTCGCGGCCAAACTTGGAGTAGGCCGACGGCAATCGTGTCAGGAGTAAGCTAGGGGGCGATCGGGTGTCTATATTGAGCCTGAACGGTATTAATTTTGGAGTAGATGACCTCCCAGAAGAAATACCACTGGGAGGAACACAGGCCCTGGCAATTCGTCAATACCCAGGCGGAGGATTAGACGTTCAACCATTAGGGGCATATGATGACCCGATTACATGGGGAGCCACGTTTATGTATGCCAATGCACTGGATAGGGCTATAACAATAGACAACATGCGGATCAAGGGGGTAGCCATTCCCTTGGTAATTGGTCGTATGACGAGAAAGGTAATAATTACTAAATTTACCTACACGTATCAGAACGACGCGTCCGTCACTTATAACATAGAATTACAACCACTCACCGCTTATGCTTCGGGCGTAACCGTGAATGGAGAGGCGGACACGATAGTGGCCCCAGCAAACAATACACCAGCCAAAGCGGCCCCAACACCACAGAGGACATATACAGTAAAATCCGGAGATTGCCTGTGGAAAATCGCGTCCAGATATTATGGAGATGGTAGCCAATGGCCGAAGATAGCAAAGGCTAACCCAAAAATAAAAAACCCTAACCTTATTTATCCCGGTAACGTACTAGTTATTCCATAAGAGCGGAGGCGACCTCATGGACCAACCAACGGCAAAGCCGTCACGAGGCATCATAATAGTGAGTGGTACAAGTGTTAAATTTAAAAGCTTTGATGTTGAACAAAATGCTTTCTCGGGGGCGAATACCTTTGAGGTTGTTCTACCATTTTTTATTAGGAATAACCAAGGGGGAAACCCCATCTTAGCAAATGGGCCAAACTTTCAAAGCATACTACTGACGCAGGACGTCGTACCCGTTCAAGTTTATATTGGATATCCGCCTGATCCCGTTCACTTTACGACGTCCGACCTAACGCAAATAATGGACGGATACATGGATACGGCACGCTGGAATTTTAATAACACCGACGGAGAGATCGTGACATTAAACGGACGAAACGCTGTCGGCCAGATGATGGACGCTGCGACAACTGACAAATTGCCAAACCTAACGGCCAGTGCTATAGCTATTAAATATGCCGGGAATCATGGTCTGACGCCGGTGGTTACGCCAACAACTACCATAGCAGGGACATACTACAACCAAAACAGTACCATCCTAAGTAATGATGCAAGCGAGTGGGATATCCTCTTATTCTTAGCACAGCAGGAGGACTTCGTCGTTAGGGTCAAGGGAAAAAAACTATTATTCGGTCCATATTCGGTAGTGACCGGATACATCAATAAAGACCCAATACCTTATATTTGGGGTAAGAACATTGAGGATCTAGAACTAGAGCGCAGCCCGCACGCAGCTAAGGATATCATCGTAAAGGTAATAACTTGGGACAGCGGCAGCAAAACTAGAATCGTCGAGACAGCTAAGTCGACAACCCAATATGCCCAACGCATACAAGGCGGGGTAAGAGCGGCATATACTGAGACATATACGATCCCAGGTCTAACCAGGCAGCAAGCCCAGAAAAAGGCCCAAGCGATATGCTACGAATTATCGCGCTGCCAGGTGATCGGGCAAATCGACGCAGCCGGAAATACGGACGTGGAGACTGACCGCAAGATATCAATAGCCGGAGTTGGGGAAGGATTAACCGATAACTACTATCTTAACCGAGTATCACATCAATTTGATGAGACAGCAGGATATGCGATAAACGCCAGCTTCACTAATCAATACGAGGGCACTGTACAAGAGGGGGCGGTCTAATTTGGCTGGATATATTGGGCTTGATTTCACCGAACAAGCTAAGATGATAGCACGACGGCAGGCGCAACAACTAATGATAGCCAGCGATGGATATATCACATCAATGGACCCAGTCAAGAAGATAGCCAAGGTAATGCTGCAGCCGCTAGGGATTGAGACGGGCTGGATACCATTAGGATTTATGTACGGCTTATCGTCCATGCCACCAGAGGGGACGGCGGTAGTCGTCGTCTTTGAAATGGGGAACCTCAATGTTGGCAGAATTATTGTTTGCAGCGACCCAGCAGCCCCAAACCGCAAACCGATTGCTAGGGTTGGGGATTCAGTGTCCGTAACGGTTCCAGGTGTCGGAGTTTGCACCGGCACGATAACATCGGGATCGAGTATAATCGAGGCAGGATAAGGGAGGTGTGAATATGGGGAAGGATCCATTTATAGGCGTAGATTTAAGACTACATAATGGCGACCTCGGATATTCCCAGCTTGGGGATATTGACATGATAGGAGACCAGGACCCGACGGAGAACGTATGGCAGGCGGTCGTTTTACGATTAACGACCATACGCGGAGAGAACTATTTTGTAAGTGAATTTGGAAGTAACTCCGGGTCCTTTGTCGATGAACCTTTGACTGACAACCTAAAGAGCCGAATCGAGGCAGATGCGAAAAACGCAATACTTGAGGATCCACGGATTGCATCGATTGTAAATTTTAGTGTCACTCAGGACGGTAACAGCTTATTAATGACATTTACTATTATTACTATGACAGGGCAGACGAAAACAGGAAGCGTGATGAGCTAGGGGGGAGAGGACAGCTTTGTATACAAGCCAACAGACGACCATTCTCCAAAGCATGATCGACTACATGCAAGACAACACCAACTGGCAGAGCGGCGTGCCAAAAGTGACCGATTTCACGCCAGGGTCGGTAATTTATATGATTTTAGCGGCCGTTGCAGTAGCAGTCGACACGAATGCCTATGCTATCTACCTGGCCCGTCAGGCAGCTAACATATCGACGGCCGTCGGGGAAGATTTAGACGCGAAGGCTAACGACTATGGGATACTCCGGAAGCCAGCGGTAGCATCGAGTAACCCGTTCACGTTTACAAGGATAACGCCATCAACTGGTCCGACACCGATCGCAGTAGGATCCCTAATCACCACGATACCGGATACCAATGGAATAGTCGCATCATTTACGACGGATGCAAGTGCCTCACTTCCAGCAGGGCAGACGAGCGTAACTGTTAATGCAACATGCCAAACGGCCGGAGCAAGTGGTAATCTCGCCGCCAACACAAACCTTCTTATAGGCTCGGCTATTCCGGGGATCGATGGGGTCAGCATCACCACAAACATTACAGACGGTGTGGACATAGAAAGCGACGATCTACTCAGAACTAGAACACTGGCAGCATTCGCTAGTCTGGCCCGCGGCACGGCAGCATGGTACCAACAAACCGCGCTGGGAGTGGCGGGTATTCAATCGGCAACTGTGGTCCCACAGAACAGAGGACCTGGCACCGTGGACATTTTCATTGTTGGCCCAAACAATACGATTCCATCTGCAGACCTCCAAGCACTGACCCAGGCAGCGCTCGATGCAGGCCGACCGTGTACAGACGACGCAAAAGAGCAGACACCTACACTTGTGGAGATTAATGCTACAATCCACGTACTGGCGCCAGGACAAGACCCGGCACTTGTTTATCCGGCAGTACAGACCGCGGTCAATGCATATATTAATTCGCTTGGAGTGGGAGCTGGGGAGATTGGATGGGTCTACGCTTCACAGTTAACAGCCGCAGCGCTCACGATAAGCGGTGTAGTTGACGCTACGACGACCTATGCCAGTACGCAAATTACTATTTATCAGTTGCCGCAGGCTGGAACGATAACCGTCACGGCATAGAAGGAGGGGCTGATGGGATATAAAGATTTTATTTACAATATAATCCCGCCTTCTTATAACACAGACGGCGAGGTTTTCCAGGCCTTAATGGGTGCTATAGGATCGGCACTAGATAAATACGATCCAGAAATAATTGGACTACAGGCGGAATTTTCAGTGACAAAAGCAACTGCTTATTCGCTTAATAAGCAAGGGGCGGATTGGGGCCGTTTCAGGAAGGCGAACGAAAGTGATACCGCATTCAGACAGCGGGTCCTTTCACTTCTACCACTTTATGTTAATGGCCCATCAAATCCCGGAATAAGGGCTGTCATAAATCCATTCACAGGAGCGGACCCTATTATTTTTGAATACGGTCCAGGAGCATTCACAATGGACGAAAGCGCAATCGGTGAGGCCGGATTCAGCGCTGGTATTTCAGATACATTTACGTTCGAGCTATTCGTGCAAAATCCGGACGGACTGAGCTATGACCATCAAGACATGGAAAATGCAATAGAAGGGATAAAGATGGCTCGTTCATCTGCCATAATATACCACAACGGGGTCGACACATCGCCATTAGGCGAGCAACCAAACGAGACAGTGACGATCGTATAAAGTAGGGAGGTGGGGGCAAGGTGATAACTTGCAGCTATTTTGATCACATAAAATACAGCGCCCAGGAATTCAGGAACAGAGATAAGGATTTTGTGGGGAACGGCATTCTGAAGCCGGCGACTGATTTCGCCCTTTCTTTCCCGGGTGGAATGGTGGCCAACCCGGGTGCAGGAACGTCCTGGGTGGACGGATATCGGATCGGATACGACGCCAGCCCGGTCCAGGCTTTGACC